ATAAAGGTTTTATTGACAGGATCTAAATATTGAGTTATAATTACAATTGAAATGAGAGGACATTATTAATGGCCAAAGGTTTTACGGTTAAAGCTTCAAGTCCCAAGCCAAAAAAGGGCGATGAACCCCAATGGGACATTGATGCGATCAAGCAACGAATGCGGGGTAAAGGTATTGTATTTTGTCTTCCTGGTCGTGGCGTTTCGTATCAGTTCTTGAAGAGTTTCGTACAGTTATGTTTCGATTTAGTTCAAAACCAAATGAGTATTCAGATTAGCCAGGATTATAGTTCCATGGTTAATTTTGCACGTTGTAAGTGTTTGGGTGCAAACGTTCTTAGAGGTCCTGATCAACTTCCATGGGATGGTAAACTGGAATATGATTATCAGTTATGGATTGATAGTGATATTGTATTCAATAGTGATAAGTTTTGGCAACTATGCGATCTAGCTGTTCCTGAAGAGGTTGTTTCTACTAATGAAGATGGTGAAACAACATGGGATGAAACTAAAGAGAACTCTATTGCTGCTGGATGGTATGCAACAGAAGATGGTAAGACTACTTCAGTTGCACATTGGTTAGATGAAGATGACTTTAGGAATAATGGTGGTGTTATGAACCATGAGATGGTTGATGGCATTAGTAAGCGTAGTAAACCCTTTACAGTTGATTATACTGGCTTTGGTTGGGTTATGATTAAGAAGGGTGTATTTGAACATGATGAAATGAAGTATCCTTGGTTTGCTCCTAAGATGCAAGTATTTGAATCTGGTGCTGTTCAAGATATGTGTGGTGAAGATGTTAGCTTCTGTTTAGATGCTATGGAAGCTGGATTTGAGATCTGGTGTGATCCACGTATTAGAGTTGGGCATGAAAAGACTAGGGTAATTTAATATGGCTAGAATTGTAAAAGGTGTTCTTGGGGGCGACTATATTGAGTCCATCCCTAAGAAGACTAGACAAGGACATGGTAAACATACTAAGTATGTTTCTACTAGTAGGAATAAAGCTAAGAAAGAATATAGAGGACAGGGGAAGTAATTCCCCTTTTTTATTGCTCGTAAATAGTAGTATATAAAGGACCCTATTATGGACCGCAAACTAATATTAGTTGAACCAATCTCTAATGATGAAAGAGAAATGTTACGTGAGATCAATCAAGATGATATAACCCCTCAGAAGAAATCCAAAGGTACTGATTTATTCGAAGTGACTGATCCTGAAGATATTGAAGCTTTTGGGGATCCTAACGTCTTAAATGAGTTTTTATAATATAAATAACTCGATATTGTTGTAACATTTTTCAATGCCCGTTGAGAGAATCAGTCAAGCATTTAAGGATATAAGTGCTTCGTTTCTGACTAATCCTATCAATAATGATCTGATTGATAATAAGAATGAGACTGCTATTGCACGTTCCATTCGTAATTTAGTTTATACTATACCGGGTGAGAAACCATTTCAACCTTTAGTAGGTTCTAATGTTTCTAATTTACTATTTGAATCTTTGGATAGATTGACTTCTTCTTCTATTAGAGATGAAATCGAATATACTATTACTTCCTATGAACCTCGTGTTAGGTTAACTAAGGTTGATGTATTAGCTAATGAAATAGAACATAGTTTTGACGTAACTATAAGATATAATATTGTAGGTATTGATGTTCCACAACAAACACTCACATTCGCATTAGAATCTACTAGGTAATAAGTAAATGCCATTAGTTAATTTTAGCAACCTAAATTTTGATCAGATCAAAACTTCCATTAGGGATTATTTGAAATCTAATTCAAAATTTACGGATTATGATTTTGAGGGATCTAATCTCTCAACAATAATTGATACTCTAGCATATAATACTTACATCACTTCATATAATGCCAATATGGTATCTAATGAAGTGTTTATTGATAGTGCCACATTAAGAGAAAATGTGGTATCTCTAGCACGTAATATTGGATATTTGCCTCATTCCAAAAAATCTGCTGTAGTAAATATTAGTTTTAGTGTTGACGTATCCAGTACAAGTGCTGTTACTTTAACTCTTAAATCAGGTATTGTTGCTTTAAGTTACCAAACTTTTGGTAATGAAAGTTATATCTTCTCCATTCCTTCTGATATTACTGTCAATGTAAATTCTAATGGGGTTGCAACTTTCAATAATATTAAAATTTATGAAGGAACTTATATTAGTCAGGATTTTACTGTAAGTTCTAGAAATCCTAATCAAAAGTATATTTTAACTAATAGTGGTATTGATACTTCTACTATTAGAGTAATTGTTAGAGATTCACAAAGTTCTACTATCGAAAGGAAATATACCTTATCAAATAGTTTGGTACAAGTTGGGCCAACTTCACCAATTTTCTTTATTCAAGAAATACCAGATGAGAGATATGAGTTATTATTTGGTGATGGCACATTTGGTCTAAAGTTACAAGAACCAAATTATGTTACCGTTAACTATATTTCTGGTAATGGTGAATTAGGTAATGATATTTCCAGCTTTACTTTTACTGGTTCTCTTAGAGACAATAATGGTGGAGTTGTTACGAAAGGAGTTTCATCACTTTCCACATATGAAACATCTTATGGTGGTAAATCTATTGAGGATGTAAACTCCATTAAGAAATATGCATCTCAAATTTACGCATCCCAAAATAGAGCTGTGACAGCATCAGATTATGAAGCTATTATTCCTTCAATCTATCCAGAATGTGAATCAGTATCTGCTTATGGTGGAGAGGATTTAGAACCTCCCCAGTATGGAAAAGTTTATGTTAGTATTAAACCCGAAAATGGTGTTTATCTTTCTTCATCAATTAAAGAAAATATTCAGAGGGATTTGAAGAGATATTCTGTTGCTGGTATTGTAAGTGAAGTTGTAGATTTAAAATACTTATATATTGATACACAAACTACAGCTTATTATAATACAAATCTGGCACCTTCTTACAATTATGTAAAAGATATCATTTTAAATAATATTGTAGATTATGCTGATTCTACTGAACTTAATAGGTTTGGAGCAAGATTTAAATATAGTAAATTCTTGAAAGTTATTGATGATAGTCATTCATCTATTACTTCCAACATTACGACAGTTAATATGAGAAGAGATTTGAGACCCGCTCTTAATATTTTTGCTGAATATGAGATTTGTTATGGAAATAGATTCCACGTAGGTAGTGAAGATGGTTATAACATTAAATCTTCTGGATTTGCTGTAAGTGGTATTAGTGGAACTGTATATCTTGGGGATCTTCCTAATAAAGATCTTTTGACTGGATCTGTATTCCTATTCAAATTGGATGCTCTTGCAGAACCAGTTATTGTTAAGAAGAACATTGGTATTATTAATTATAAGAAAGGTGAAATTAAGATGAACCCAATGAAGGTTCTTTCTACTGTGGTAAATAGAGGAGCGCCCCTTATAGAAATATCAACTATTCCTTATTCTAATGATGTTATTGGATTGCAGGATCTTTATCTACAATTAGATACTAGATTCTCAACAGTAACTATGAAGTCGGATAATATTGCATCTGGCGATGATATTTCAGGTAGTAATTATAACGTAACTTCTAGTTACTCCAATGGTACTTTTACAAGATAACAGTAGATGTCAATAGATAGAGTAAAATTCCAAGATATCGTTCAGAGTCAGCTTCCACGATATGTTAGAGAAGATTTTCCTCTTTTAGGAGAATTTTTAGAAAAATATTACGTTTCTCAAGAATTTCAAGGCGCGCCAGCCGATTTAATACAAAATATTGACCAATACGTCAAAGTTGATGAACTTGTCAATCTCAAATCTTATACGATTTTAGAAAAAGACCTTCATTATAATGATAGAACTGTTACTGTATCTGTAGATGGTAATTTTACTGAAGGTTTTCCTGAAACAGATGGTTTAATTAAAATTGATGATGAAATTATAGAATATGAGTATAAAACTGATCAAACATTTGTAAATTGTAATAGAGGATTTAGTGGTATTACCACTTATCTTGGATTTGAAACAGATCAACTCACTTTTACTACTTCGAAGAAGGCGCGCCATACTAAGGGAGCAGTTGTTCATAATTTGAACATTATTTTCTTACAGGAATTCTTTAAGAAGATAAAAGGACAGTTTGTTCCCGGATTTACTGATAGAAATCTTCATTCT